TTCCATTCTAATCGTTTTTCATCTGTCCAATGTTTTTTTAATGATTTTTTTATTTTATTTTTGGTATCTTTAGAACATATATATAAATTTTGATAATCATTGAATTTTTTTTTATATTCTTTTATTGTAATATTATGTTTTCTTAATATGTGTGTAGCTAAATTTGTTTTAGATTTAAATTTACATATTTTACATATTAACATCTAATTCCCCATTTATTTCTTTAATATAAATATATAAAAAAAATATTTTTATGTAGTTTTACCAGTACCTGGGGTAACATAATTTGCTACTAACTTTGCAAACTCATATACAAATATATCTTTATTTCCTATATTAATAATATCCCATGGGTTAAACCAAATAACTTCGCCTAATAATTCTACGCCATATTGTTCATATTCTATATCTATTACAGTGTTTGGGCCAACACATTTCCCTGCGCCGGGTCCACCTATAATAATACCAAGTTCACCTGGTCCAAGTCCACCCTGAGATATATCATTTATAACATCCCATGGAGTTTTTACTGTGTCACGTTTCAAAACATTGAAAACATTATCAACACTTTCTTTCATTAAGTTTAAACCAATATCTCTACTCATTCCTGCTTTAAGTGCATCATCAAATTTCTGTTTAATTACATCATATTTACCATTTTTTAGATCATCTATTGATTCATATATAGCAGTCTTAATTTTTTGATTTTTACAAAATTCTAAAAATTTATCTTTTATATATTTTAACTCTGTGTCATTTTTATGAACCCATACTTCTTTTAATTTTTCAACAACATCAATCTGTAATAATTCATTTTCTTCTTCATCTAATTCTTTTTTAAATACTTCTAAAGTTGGTAATTCTTTATATGTATTAAAATAATCTTTTGTTTTTTCTATAATCCATTGGCTGGATTCTGCTTCAAAAAAATCTTCTAATAATATATCAAATATCTGTTCTAAAAATAATTTATCAGTAACTATAGCAGATATTACTTTGACTTGATAAGAATGGCCAAACTTTACTAATGTATCTACTTCCATTTTATTCCTTATAATTTAGTTTTTGCAAATGAATTTAAATATGAAAAATTTTCATTTAACCATGAATTTATATCTTTTATAGATGTCCATATTTTATCACGTATGTACATTTTTTTAATAGTAATTAAATCTGTGCGTATTGGTTTAGTTCTATAGTGATCCATTATTTTAAATTTTGCACTAGTTGATATATTACTTTCTGCTAATTGACATATTTTATAATTCAATTCTACCATTGGTACATTATCTAATAAATCTTTATATTTTTTACCATTTTCAATATTTCTTTTTGAATGTTCTACTAATTGATCAATTGTACATTCATTGTTACCTAATAACATTGGAAAATATTTTGTTGTTGTTTTTATACCAAAGCCTTTTATACCTTTTACATTGTCACTTTTGTCACCGTCAATTGATCTAAATAATAATATATTTTTTGGATGTATTCCACCAAATTTTTCACGTGCTGTATTTATATCAATTACTGTTTTAGATATTGGATTCCAAACTTTAACTTTTTCTGTAATCAATTGATAAAAATCTTTATCACTTGATGATATATAAACTTCTTCATTGCACATTTCTCTTGCAAGATAACCTATTACATCATCTGCTTCAATGTTATCAATTGTTATTATTGTTATTGGTAATTTTTTTAAATATGATATTGTACGTTTTAATTGTAATATCATATTTTTTTGTTCTTCTTCTGCAGTAGACCAATTATATGCCCTATTTAACCGTAAACCTTTACCTCTACCTGATTTATATTGTGGATATATTTTTTTTCTTCTTTTACTTCCATTTGCCCCATCAAATACAATAATTAATCTAGTAGGTTTAAGTATACGTATAGTTAAAGCCATTGATTTTAAAAATCCTACAATTCCACCAATGTGATCTCCATTCCCGTTTAAACTAGGATTTACTACCCATGTTCTTATATAATTGTTAAGTTAAAGTCCATCAAGGATTAAAACTCTTGAATTGAGTTCTAAACTGATGGACTCTTTTTTCTCCTTTTCAATTAAATTTAAAATGTCTAAATATTTTTTAATCATCTGATAAATCCTCAACTATGGAATCTGGATCTATTGGTTTTTTTTCTATTTGATTTGCATATGGTTTTATATAAAAATCACATATTTTTTTATATATTTCTTCTTTTACTGTTTTATCTTTTAATATTTCATGAAATCCATTTATACCTTGATATTTATCAACCCCATATGTAAAATAACCTGCACCTGCAACTTTAATAATTTTTGCATCTTTACATGCTTTGTACCAAGATGCAGTTGGATCCATGCCTCTGTCAAAATATAATTCAACTTCTGAATGTCTAAATGGTGGACCTACTCTATTTTTTTCAATTGTTACTTTTGATTTTATACCAATTATATCTGCTCCAGCTTTTGCTGATTCTTTTATTTTAGATATTCTTGCAACTTTTAATCTTACAGATGAATGAAATGGGATTGCTTTACCACCTGATGTTTTATATTTATCACCAAACGATAATACACCAACTTTCTCTCTTACTTGATTTGTAAATATTAATGCAATTCGTTGTCTAGCAATCAATGGTGTTATTTTTCTCATTGCTTGTGATAATAATATTGCTTTTTGTGTTGCATAACCTTGAATATCATATGTAGCTTCATCTTCTACTTTGTTTGTAGCGCCCATAACTGAATCTACAACAATTGTAACTAATCTATCACTTTCACTTTTTCTAACTTTTTCTATTATATTTTCTATTATAATAAAAATATTTTCTATTAGATACTCTGAAACATAAATTAAATTACTTAAATCTAAACCAATTGCACCTAAGAAATCTTTCATTTGTGCATGTTCTGTGTCAATAAATACTGGTATACCACCTTGTTTTTGTGTTTCTGCTAATAAATGTGCTGCTAATAAAGATTTACCTGTAGATTCTAATCCAAATATTTCTGTTATTCTACCAACTGGTATTCCACCATTAGGTCTATTACTGATTTTAATATCTAAGATTGGATCTCCAGTAGAGACCCAATCTGTTATATCAGAAGGATTCCAATCTTGTTCATCTAAAAAATAAGCAGAACTATCAGACTTTTGTATACCATCATATACTGATTGTATTAATTCATCTCTAGTATTTGCCATATTTTAACCCACTTAATTAGAAGGTTGATCTTTGAATAACTTCTCAAAATCTTTAGAAGTTTCTTCAATATCAGTTGAATTTATATCTTCAGTTGATATGCTAGTCTTTTTTTCTTCAGTTTCTTCTTCTTCATCTAAGCTAGTTAGCCATTCTTCAAGTGCTTCTTTTAATTCATCATATGTTAAAACTTTATAAATATCAGTAATTTTCTTTTGATTATTTAATAAATTTTCTAACATAGTTGGATCATCAGATAGCTTAGAAGTATTACGTTTAGCTCTAATATTTACTTTACCATATGTAGTTCCTGAATCTTCAGGGCTAGTAAACATTACTTCAATATCAGTTCCAATTGAAGGATCAACAATATCACCATATTCAGCATCTGCCATTATTTGCATAAGTTCTTCATAATTATTTTTACCAAATCCCCAAAATTTAATACCTTGTGATTCCTCACCACGTATAACTATAGGTACATATGTTCTCATTTTTGGTGACAATTTTCTACTTAACTTATAAGATTCTGGATCGCCAGTTGCTCTTAATTTGTCAGAAAATTCTAATATTGGATCTGGATCTCCAAAAGATTTTGGTGATAGGTAATTTTTAGAACCCAACTCATAATGAAACCATAATTCTATGAATGGATTTTCCTTATCATATTTATACGGTACGATTCTTACTTGATGCTTTCCTGTTGGTCGCCATAAGCCTGAAGTTTTGTTAGTTGATTCTTGAAGTGATTTTAGACGTTTTTTCATCATTTCTAGGTTAGTTCCCATCGCGGTTCTCCCAATTTATTATTTATTATTTGTTATTTGTTAATTGGTATTATATTATTTAATATAAAACAACCAATTTGATTATAAATATATTACAATTTTAGTAAAATTGAATGTATTTATTTGCTAATATTTAATGAATCTACTACATTAAGCGAATCAATAATTTTAGCAGAATTTGAAACTTGTACTGAATCTTGTTTGTTATTACTTACAACAGTTGGCTTTGAAGTATATATTATCATAACTATAAATAGTAATATTAAAGCAATTGTTGATACTTTTGTTAATTTTTTCATTGTACTCTCCATTTTAATAAATCGTTAAATCATAAATATAATAATTTTTTATTAAAATGGAATTTATTTCTATGCTAATATTGTGTATTTAAAAAATACATATTAATGCATAAATTTATTTTTATCTATGTTTTTTAACTTTTTAGCTGCAGGTGTATATGCAGATTTTTTTCCTGGATTATTTTTTTTAAATTCTTTATCACTAGCAAAACTTTGTCCTAAATTTATATATTCAGTTTTATCAAGAAATGCTCTTGGATTATTCATATGTTTTTTTATTTCTTCTGGTCCTTTTAATTTCCCTAATTCTAAATCATTAAATATAAATTCACCAAAACCAGAACCACGTTCGTTAGTTGGCTCAACAACTAATAATCCAGTTTTTGGTACATATTTTATGCGAGCACGATCTGGTGTATCACCTGAACTGTTATCTGATAATTTAGGAATTCCAAAATCACTTAAACTACCCTCCAACTGGTGATGATCATTTCCCCAAATAGAAGATTTACCTATTTGACTTTTTACTTGTGGTTTATATTTTATTTTAACATTTTTACCAAATTCGCTTTTCATTGTTTTAAAATGTTTCGCAACTGTTTTTTTATGTTCAGGTGTTCCAGTTTTTGGATATTTTGGTATTTTATTTGAATTAGTAACACCAATTTTATTTCCTAATGATTTTGTTAATTCGCCGGCTGTTGTTTGTTTACCTGCAATTGAAACCTTTGTTGTAGATCCAATTTTATGTAATTTATTATATAGTTTAAATGCTTTATCTGATTTAAAATCCAATTCAAATAAATTTTTTTTAATTTCTTCTCTAATTAATTTTCTAAACTGATTCATTTTCATTGCTTTCTCCTAATTTTGTTTCTTAATATATAAATATATTAAATTTTAATTATATCGTATATTTTTGTTTCTATCTTTTTATATTCATTATTATTTGTTACAAGAATACAATTTGAATAATTCTCCCATGGTATTAAATAATTTGTATTTAATATACCATCATTTAGAACAGTTATTAAATAATTTAATGCATTTATAGTATATAATGTATTTGTATGTTTTTTTCTATGTATATTTATAGTATTACTTGGAATATTTTCAAATATATTTTCATTTTCATATAGCTGTATATTATAGCTACATATTAATTCAGTTTCTACATCTATATTTTGTAATACAAATATTTTATTATATAATATATCATATGTTTCTTTTATCAAATCAATAGTATTATTTAATTTATTTTTTGTTGTGAATGTGCATAGTAATTGAGAATTATTCATATTTATTTTCCAATTTTATTTAAACTTCTTCATAATCCAAATGTCCTGCGTATGTATTTGTACTTTTATTAGTTTTAGAATCTTTTTGCGATGGATCGAAGCCCATCATACTTTGTGTTGTTATTCCATCTGTTATTTCATGTCTTACACCATTTTTACCAATATAATAACGAGAATTAACAAATGCTTGAAAATCTATACTATTATTATATATGCTACCCATCATATAACCAAGTTGATAATATCTTTTCCATGCTTCTCTATCATGGAATGATTTTCCTTCCATCCATGTTTCTCTATTTTTCATACGTTTTTGGTAACCTTCATCTGCTTCAAGTATATGTTTATATTTTTTTTCAAATGTTTTTATTAATTTATCTGCAGTTTTATATTCACCATTATTCATTAATTCATCATAATTAGCAACTATAGCTAACAAATCATCTTTAGTTTCTGGTGGTTTAAATTTAGTTAATTGTATTTTTGATAAAGCAGCAGATGCTCCACCTTTATCTTTTTTTACACTTCTATCTTGTAAGCTTACAATTCTAACTCCACTACCTTCATTTAAAAAATCTTGTGCAGTTGGTTGTGGACCAGGTAAAACTAATATGTCCCCAAGTGGAAATGTAGTATCCGCTGGTAAACTTGCTGCTCCGCCATTTCCAAGTACTTTCATAAAATCTAAAATTTCTGCAATATCAGGTGCTGATGTTTTCATAGATACATCTGTACCTATTTTATACATTATAGCATCTATTGCATTAGTCATTTCATTTTTATTTTTTATTTTACTAAGTTTATTTAAATCATTTATTGTATCTTGTATATCTTTAGTCATTACATTAGCACCATCTTTTTTTAATTTTTCTGCTAATTTATTTGCAGTAACACTTATTGTATTTATTCTACCTTTTGGTGTCGATACATCACATGCATCACATATGTTGATCATGTTTATTTTATCTCCTTTAGAAATACTACTAATAAAATTATCCATGATGTAATTTTCTTTTTCAACCCATTTTTGCATTTCACTGTATTTTTTAATTGCTTCTTCTTTATTTAACCCACCTGCTATAAGTTCTTTTATTGTAGATTTTGGATATGGTTTTCTTTTTTCTATTTTATGTTGTCCAACCATTATTCCATTTTTTATTTTTTTAACTGGAAATTCCTTTTTTTGTTTTTCAAATAATGCATCTGGTGTTATTGTTTTTTTACCAAATGGTGGATATGGTAAATTTCCTCCTAAATCATTTATGAATTTACCTAATTTTGTAGTAGTAACATTACCAGCCCTACCTGAAATGGCAGTATAATCTTCTAATACACGTATATATAATTTAGTTGTTTCACCTCCATGTGGATCTTTATTTGTACCTAATTTATATTTTTTTACCATTTGTTGAACAAGCTTTGGATCATTTGTTTTTACTAATTTTTGTATATCTTTTATAAAAGATCCCATTATTTTTTTATCATTTCCAGTTAGTTTATCATATACTGATGTAAGTGTTTTATTGATTGCTTTTAATTCTTTTTCGTTTGGTATATATCTAGTTTCTTTGTTATCTACTTGTTTCATTTTTTCCTCTTTGTCTTTTTTGATTATTGTTTTATCTTGTTTTTTACCGTGTACTTCACCTGGTGTAGTTTCTTTATTTCCAATTGTTATTTTTGTACTATCTCTTATTTTATATTTTTTTTCATATGCAGCAAGTCCAGCATTATCAGCAAATTTTAATTCAGTTAATAATAGATTTGTAATTAATTTTTTAATTTTAGAATCATCCCATTTATATTCTTCTTTTAATATTAAAATTAATTCACTTAAATGTGCTTCATTTTTAAAATCTATGTCTGTATTAATTTTTAATAACAGTGAATCTATTATTGGCCCAAAGTCCATCTTTTTCTCCATTCATGTAATATATATAAATATTAAACTTTTACTAAATTATGATAATTACTTCCAAAATATGTAGATATTGGGTATAAATTATCTTTTGTTAATGCATTTTTTATTTTTTCTCTTGCATCTACTCCATCGCTTAACTTAAAATCAATTAGAAAACCATCATAAATATATAATATCATTTTAGAATCATATTTATTTTCTTTTAATACTTTTAATATCTTGCTCATTGCTTCTATTCCATATTCAGTTTCAACTGCTTGAAAATAATAATTAAATAATTTACTAGGTTTTAATTTTCCTAATGTATTTTTATATAATTTTTTCTTAAATAATGGTGTAGTTATAAATCCATCTACTTCATATGCATGATGTAATTCCATCATATATTTTTTAGTTTTTTCAAAAAATGGAATAACTTTAAATTCATCTGGTATTCCACCATACATTACATTAAATGTTACTTTTTTTGATTCTGCATATTCTTCATCTGTTAATACATCTTTTCCAAAAAAAACTTTACCAAAATCTGTATATGGATCTGTTTCAAATTTTTCATCTATTATATTAGATATTAAATATATATGTCTAGCTCTATAATCCATGTAAATTAATCTTCCATTATTTCCAAATCTACTTACAAATGGTTTTCTATCTCCATTCTTTTTATTTAATGATATAAAATTAAATCCATTACTTGAAGGACGACCAGTCATTGTAAATAAGTTATAGTCTGAATATACATAATTATCGTTAACAAGTACACCGTTTTTAAATAATTTATTTACATATATTCCATTTGCTTCCATTGTTGCAAATGTATTAATAGAAATATCATTTATATTTTTAAATCCACTTTCATCTAATATGTCTTTGCAATCGTCTATTATAGATATTAATTTATTTTTTAATTCTGTCAAATATTCAAAATGCTTTAATAATGGTATTACTAAATTTAATTTAATTTTTTCATTAAATTTTTTCTTAAAAAAGTTTACAATGTTATTGTATATTTTTAAATTTGTTTTTAGTGTACCATATTTATAATATTCCATTGACTCTACATCAATTAAATTAAAAGTTTGTAATAATGCAATTGTTGATTTTTTATTATAAACATATATTTTATTTTTAAACGTTTTTATTTCGTTTAATAGAATAGAAAATTCTTTAACTGATAAGTTATCACAATCTGGATGATTGAATGGTAGTATGTATTCTAATTTAGTTGAAATGAAATAGAAATATATAAAACTAATTCTATTTATTGTGGAATGTTTATCTTTATATTCTGCTATTGGAAGTATTATTACATCACCTACATTGGCTAATTCACCAATGAACAAAGTAAAGCTTTCATTATCTTTTATTAAATCAATCATACAAAAAACCTTTATTTAATTATAAATATATATTAAAAATCATTAGATTCAAATTTAAGCAAGTCATTCTGTAATTTATTTAATATACCATTAAAATCATCATTTGCATCTTCTAAAACTCTACTGTTAACATCTGCTATTTCTAATTTATTTCCAGTTATTTTCCATCTTATATTTATATTATCATAGAATGGCTCATTTTTAAATTTATTAAATTGTGTTTTGTCTATTTCTATTATTCTAGCATGTATGTTATTTGATTGTTTTAAAAAATATCTATCAATCCATCCACGTTTTGTATCTTCTTTTTTAATTTTTGGTAGTTTTTCTATTGCATATTTGTTTGGTGATGTTATATTTTTTAAAAAATTATACAATTCTATTTCAGTTTTTTGTTTTCCATATTTCATTATGCTAGATTCCTATATTCTTCTGCAGCTTTTAATACTTTATTTACATAATTATTATAATTTCCAGTATCAGGTGGCAATCCAGCTTTAATATTATGGTGTACGTTTCCTTGTCCCTGATTATACGCTGATATAGATGAATCTCTTATACTATGTACTGAATTATATTTTGCAATATATCTACTAACCATTTTCTTTTTATCATTTAATATTTTTTTAGCTTGTTTAGTTGATTCATTTACACTAGTCCATGTACCATATGGTTTACCATCTTCCTCTATCCAATCTTTAGCAGTATTTGTATGTATTTGATAAAAACCAAAAGCATGTCCACTATCACCACGCAAATCTGGTTTTTTTACAATATCTTGCGGTGATGCTGTTCCATTTTTATAATGTCTACGTATTATGCCACCTGTTTCTGTGTGTATTATACCTGCTATTATATCTGTTGTAAACATATCATCTGGCTTTGCATCAATTGCAGGTCCCATTTTATCCTTAATCCATTTTAAAACAGTTGCATCTGGTTCATTTAATTGTTCAACTGTTTTTTGTTTTACCATTGCTGCTACTGTTTTATCATAATTACGTGCAGATTTACGTATTGCAGATGGATTTAAATTTGTATTTATGATTCTCATTTTTGCTACTATAGAAGTATCCCATGCATTTGTATCTATTTCATGATTTATAGATGTTATTTGAAAAACTGAATTTTTTAAATATACATTTGGTAATATATCACTTGTAAAAATATCACCAATTCTAAACCCAGACATACCTTCTATTTTTACATTAAAATCACCTGGAACTATCATATCATTTAATTGATTTGCTGGATCTCCCTCTGCATTTTTTAACATTTTTAATTTCATTGCAGAAAGATGTGTTATATTATCATCAGCTGCATATTCTCCATTAGTATCTTTTATAATCCACCCATCTTCTGGTAGATAATTTTTTAATTTAATAGAAAACTCTTGATGTTTATCATCTTCTCTTAAAGAAATTTCAGATATTAATTTTTTTTCACTTTTTATAGTATCTTCAGTTTTTATTTCAGTATTTTTAACTTGTTTTAATTTTGGATATAATTTATCTATAAATTCACTACCATGTGATTTAAATAAAGAAGTTATTGTATCATTTTTAGAATTAACAACTGATAAGTCATCTGTTTCTTTATGGTGACCATATACCGCTGTCATTGCTACTGAATTTGGTAAACTACCATCGAAATTTATATCTTTTATTATACTGTTACCACCAAATGTTGAAAAATTATACAATGATGGCATGTCATTTGTTAAGATATCATTTAGTATTGTATCTGTATAATTTTCATCAATTACGCACATTGCACCATCCGTTTCTCTTACTTTTAATGCAAAATTCCACATATCACCACATGCTGAATTTATTTTATTCAAAATTTTCATTAATGCATCTGTTAAAAAATCAGAATTTTCAAATGCATCAATTACAACATTTAAATGTACATAAATATGTCTAACTGCGCCATGTAAATATTCATTTCCATTATTATTTTTATTTAGTTTAAATGTTAAACCTTTTAATTCTTCAGTTTGAGGTATTATGCATGTATGCAAATCAGTAGTTCTTAAAAATTCATTATTTGAAATTCTACTAGATGGGTTATTTAATTTACCATCTTCTACTTTACTTCCAATACCAACATCTCTGCTGTTTAATTTATATAATAATTTTTCTTTACCTTTACTGTTACTTACTATTGATAAGTTTTTATTAACTATTATATCTTCTATGAAACCCCAAGTAACATATATATTTTTTTTATTATTAGATTCAGTATCATCATTGTATATTTGCACATCTTTAGTACTAGTATATTCATATTCAGTTTGTCTATTTACTTCTTCTATTGCTTTATCTAATTTATATTTAGTTGGCGCAAGTGCTTCACTAAAAAAATCACCAATATCACCGAGCCAAGTTGTTGGAAATTCTTTAGTCCAATTTACATGAATATATTTTTCTAAATGATTAGTTACAAATTCTTTAATTGATTTATTATATTGTTCTGTACTATCTTTTTTTTCTTCTTTTGATCTACTTTGTTCATTTAAATTTAAACCATACATTAGTGTACCACCACTTATTATAGTAGTTGTACAATCGTATCCACCACTGCTATTTATAGAAAATGAAAAATTTTTAACTATACCATGCATCCCATCATATGTACACTGTGAATCATATGCTCTATTATTTAATATTACCCAAGATGCTTCTGGATTTTCTTGTAATTCTGAATAATCTGAATTTTTCATTTGATAATTGCTATATTCATCTGTCCAGCCCCATTCAATAAGTGCAGCAATTCCTGGAGTTAAAAAATAAGGTGCAAGTTTTTCAAATTGTTCTAATGAATTAGTAAACCAATTTACAGTTGCTTCCCTAACTCCACCAAACTTACTAAGATATTTTACACTAATATTTGTTATACCTGGCAGTGGCATGTATCCACTTTCTTTATCATATAGATCATCAAAATTATAATTATATGTAGATTTACCTTTAGATAACATTGGACTCAATGATGTAAAATTCGTATCATTAATAGATGTACCAGTTTTCCATAATCCACTTGTAAATTTAATCCAAGGTGTTTTTGTATTTATTCTACTTTGAGTATTTTCCCTACGCATTAAATTTCTTCTTACTCTTTCATGTATAAAAGTAATATATGGAAAACCTTCATATGCTTTTGAATCGAATTTTGAAGTTGGTATATTTACTTCTTCAGGTTCGGCTAGTGGTTTAGAATAATCTGGAACTTCATAGTAATTACTCATTTGTATTACTCATTTATTTTTTTTAATTCAGTAAAAATATCAGATATTCTATTTCTATTTGGTATACATAATTGTGTACCTGGTTGTATAAATAAATTACCATCTAATATATTATTAGCTAAAGAAATTATCCAGTATAAAGTAGAATCATTATAATATTTATTTGCTAGTAAATCCAATCTGTCAGATTGATCTGTTATTATATATATATCATTTAATAACTGTTCAACTACAGGATATATCATTGTAGAAAAATTCTGTTTTCTTGTTTCACTGCTTTTTAATATAGTTATATTTTCATATCTACTTTTTGCCATTTATAATCCAGTTGTTAAATCTTCAGAAAATTTTGATTTAAATTTTTGTGCATTATGTATAAAATGATGTGAATTAGCTATAGGTGCAATGTTTATATTCTTACCATTTTCATCCAATGCATTTGATGGTTCATACATTATTGTATATGCAACACTAACAGTAACAACTTGTGGTAATTGATAACCATCTTCTGTTTCCCAGAAACTATCAGCATGTGGTGCTAATGTTAGACTATCAAGTTTACCGTATACACCACTATACATATCGCCAATTGTTAGCTTTAATATTGGTGCTTTCATTGCTACTTTACTTTCATATGATACTGGATAACACATTCCATATAATCTATTTATTTTTCTCCAATTTGGTAATATTTCTCTTATTGAATTTACATATACTGTAAAATCAAATGACACACTTCGTGTAAATCCAGTGTAAGTATAAAATTTATCTGCTCTTCCTATAAAACCAATTTCATTCCAAGATGG